TTTTTTCCTCCATATAAAAATCTTGATTTCATATCTTCTCCGCTAATACCATCCAAGTACACTCCACTGGTAGAAGTTGGCTTTCTTTTATTCGAAACCCTGCTTCTCGGAGTAAATCATCCAATTCCCATAGATAATATGTATGGTGGTGTCCATCTACAAATTTATACTTTTTAAAGTTTGGAATTTGCCTCCAACTTATCTCATCCTTCCACTTACCATCACAAACATAATCAACCTCTTTAGCAGGAGTAGATATTAAAATCCCTTTGTTACAAGCATCGTGGAGTTTTTTGAGCACCGGAAGCGGGTTATAGCATAAGTGCTCTAAAACATCGGTCAAAACTACGACATCATACTTTCCCTTTATCTCGTCAGTTTCGATATTATGCTTTAAAAACTTAATATCTCGTTGCTTGAACATCTTTTTAGAGTGAAGATCCATTATATCTGTGGCGGTAACCTTAATCCCTATTTTTGAGAGAATATACGCTAGTGTCCCGTAGGCTGTGCCAACATCAAGAGCAGTTTTTGGTTGCAATGAAGCAACCCAGATACCTCCAATTTGGTAAACCCTTTCCCTTGGGAGGTCATATCTCATTTGTTTTCTATTACGATCAGGATATTTTGATAGTTTTTCAATTACTTCCCAGATTTCCATAAACCTCCTTCCCTGAATAATATGTTCCAAGACTTAGCAACTAAACTCCACGACCACCTCTCGGCATCTTTCATCATCTCTTGGCGGTATATCTCCTGATATTTAGGGTCAAGTGCCTTTAGAGTTATTTCAATATATTTATCCATTAGTTTTGATGGCATATCTGTCCCCCAAGGCATCTCGCCTTTATAGTCCCTTGGCTCTCTCGTAGTTAGCCCCCAGCGGACACTTTCTTGCAGAGCGGCAGTTGGAGTGATAACCGGTATCGCACCACCAGCTTGAGCTTTGTAGGCGGTGATGCAGTTAATTTCAGGAAACCACGCCGGGTAGCACCAAACCCCGGCTGATAAGAACTCTTTAGCTACTTGCATATGGCTTATTCTTCCTAATTCAGTAATTCCTTCTTGTTTTAAAAGATATTGAATTTCGTCTTTGAATTGTTCGTCTTGTATCGCACCCATACCATAGAACACCGACAGAGTCGCTTCCTTTTCGTGAGCTTTAATCTCCGGCCACATCTCTAATAGTTCTTTAAGCCCTCGGTCATAGCTTGAACCATAGACTATTTTATAAGGGTTCCTTTCTACTTTCTGCTTGAAGTGATCTAAGTTAATCCCATTAGAGGTTTTTATCAGTTTGTCCCGTAGAGCAGGGTAGAGCGAAGCGTGAAAACCAGATAGAACAAAAATCCCATTTACGAAGTGCTTAATCGGCAGTATTTCCTCTTGTGGTACGGTATCGTGAAGCCATAGGAAAACTTGCTTCGCTTTGTAATTATCCTTGTGATCAATAATATATTTAGGTTGTCGCCAAAAGATTAAGATGTCGCACTCAATGTCAGAGAAATACTCGTAGTTTTCATACTTAACCCCGTCATATTCGCCCTCGTCATCGCCACAACGGTTGTAGACCCAAACTTTGTTGCCTAATTTAGCCAACTCTCTAGCCATATTTATAGTTGCTTCTTCACTACCTCCGATACCCTTTGCTTCGGATTTTGGACTCCACTCATCAATAGAGTTTCCACAGTAGAAAACTATTTTATTTGTATGGTTTTTCGACATTGTTATTTACGATTATTTTATGTTGCGTTGAATATTTGTCTTCTTGGAACGAGCCGACTATTCGTGCAAATCTAGCGTGTCCACACGACCCTGGGACTTGTTTAATTGAAAGACCTTTCTCTCTAGCGTTCATAAAAAAGTAGACATCTTCACCACCTCCGGCTGAAAGATCAATCTCTGTCCCTTTGAGGTCTAGTTTCCCATTATCATCACGCTCTAGCTTTTTGTTCATCTTCTCAAACCAGGGAGCATTTAACTTCTCAAATACTTCTCTTTTTACCAAGCAACACCCTAATCCAGCCCAAATTACAGGTTTACCCTCAGTTGAGTCTCCAGGCAGCCAATTATCATAAGTTGCTGTCCCCATATTGCCAAATCTCTCGCCCTCGTAGTGCATAGGGTAGTCAATGAACGCTATGTCAGCGTCAGCTTCGACCATCTCTTTTAATCCACCTTCTTTGATGATCACATCGTCATCTACTAATAGAAAATGGGTAGCATTGGTTTTTAACCCCGACTCAACCAAAGTATTTCTACAATCCGGTATCGGTTGATTATCAGTCCGTAAAATATACGGAAGTTGGTTGTTAGCTAACATTTCCTGTTCCAAAGCAACCTCGGCTTTGGTGAATATCGTCCCCCTGGTTGGCATCAATGCGATAATTCTCATATTACCTCGTCTTTGTTAATGGTCCTGTTCTTATAATTTCTTGTCCTCCGACTTTTTCCCCACATACATCACAATAAACATACCCTTCTAGTTTTCTTTTCTTGCAGTTGTTACACATATGTCAGTGCCTCCTGTATTTCGTCCCTGTGCAATCGATAAACCTCATCGCCGACTTTCAGATCGAAATAGTTGTTGTCAAACGCCTCTCTATTAGTGTGTTTTAGACTTCTAAATTCAATATAGCCATTGGAAGCCGGATACACCGGAATACGCAAAAAACCTCGATTCTTGTCGAGGAGGTAAATCGGATCTTCTGTATTTATTCTCTTGCCTTTCCTTGCCATATATTCCCTTGCGCTTTTAACTGGGGGAGAAGCTCCCGAAGGAGCTCCCTACCCCAATCAAACATTTTAGGTTTGACCGTATCGTATGCAGACTGCGTGATCATCCCGAAGTTCAGCAACTCCATACAGAGAGTCAGCTACGAGTTCAGTTGCCAAGGCAGGAACATCGTATTGTGCTTGTACTCTCATAGCTTTCTGAACAGCTAAGCCAAATGCGCTCTTGTGGAAGAGCATTGCATAGGCGACTGAGGAAAGCGTATAAACTTGCTCTGTCTGATAAACATCTACGCCGTAGAGTTTACCGATCTTAGCAGAGATAGTGGCGTTTTTATCGCCAGCTTGACCGACGGCATCGTATCGAACGAAGTCGTCAGTGTTAAGCAAATCTCTGTAACCATAAGACTCAACAATGAAAGAACGATCCTCAAATGGAGCATTTTTAGCATTTAATTTTCGGACAGCTTCCAAGATATAAGTCTTTGACAAAGCTAAGTTAGAAGAAGTTGCACCAGCACCAACGGTCTGTGAAAGACCGGAATACAAACCACGAAGGTCGGTATCAGTTAGTTTAGCGATAGCTTTACCTAACTGTGTGGTGTACTTCTGGCGTAGGTCATAAGCAGATTGGATTGCAGCCATATCTTCGATGGTAACTCTTGCGACAGCGTGTTTGTTGATAGTGATTGACGAAGCACTTTCAGTGGTAGCTGTTTGTGCAGCGTCAGTGTTTTCAACTTTGTATGTAGCAGTGATTGAAGAAAGGTTAGGAATTCTGATTACATCACCTTTATTCGCAACATCGCTATCATACCTGTCAACAAGGTTAGCCAAAACGAGATTGTTCTCACGAGCAACAATAATCTCCTTCGCCCAAACCTCTGGGATAAATTGACCAGACGCAGCCATTGTTGCGGTTATATTTTTTGCCACAATGACTCCTTAAATTGTTAAATTACTCAAAACTTTCTGGACCAAACTTTTCTAGCTGGTCTTGAATAGCCTTTTGGTTCTTCACATACTCCTGGGGGGACATATTTGCTATCTCTGATCTTGTGAAAGTGTCAGATGTTTTAACATTTGTCTTTCCCGCAGAAGGTATCTGTGTTGATTGACGCATACTAGCTGACGCTTTCTGTCGCTTGTTTCCGCCGGTAGATTCAGACCACTCCAAGGAAGCAATCTCTGCTGCTTGGTATGGTGAATACCCATCGTCGACCAGAACCGCCGCCCGTGATCTGACCATCGTGTTGTCCTTCACAAGAGGAAAATCTTGTTCGGCACGATAATACTCAATCTCGGCTCTGGCAGTCTGTGACGCCGACTGACCTGCTCTCTCTTCAACAGATTGAGCAAATCTTGTTGGGTCAATACCGGTTTCATCAACACCTTCGATCTCTCGTTTCTGAACCCTGGCTTCAAGAGCCTTTTTTTGAGCGATCAACTCCCTGATTCGCTCAGAAGCCCTAGATTTTGGCTTCTCCGCTTCCTCCTCAGCAGTAGTTTCCGTCTCTTCAGACGAGGTGTTAGATTCTTGGGTTGTTTCCTCTAACGCTTCAGACTCTTCGGCATTTGTTTCAGGTAGCGACTCCTCGGTGGTTTCCTCCACCTCTACGCTTGTCTCCTCTTCCATTGTGCTCCTTTACGCTTTTATACGAGGTAGCGATCTCGTTAAGGTTAATTATCAAGGGGTAAGAGGCAAGGCTTCTCACCCCTAGTCTAATCAGCCTTTTCTATCTGCTTTTTTAATCTTTCAGCCACAGCTTCCTGACCCTCGATAAACATAAGTAGCTTTTTATACGCTCGACACTCTACTATCTTGTCGTGTTCATTTTCAACCACATCAGCCACGACTGCTTTCATCGCAACATCAATCTCGGTCTCTAGTTTGCGTTTTAACTCTTTGAAGAACGGAGTTTTTAATCCGTCCTGATAAGCCTTCGCCCGGTTATATTTTTTCGATAATTCTTTTATGTCCATCACTAAGTAATACAAGCTAGATAAGTCCTTGCTCGATCATTGCTTGCTCTTCAGCTGCTTGTTGCTCAGCCATTGCCTGTTCCTGCTCCTGTTGAGCGATCATTGTTTGTGTCCACTCTTCAATATCTTTATCAAGTGAATCTTTTAGATTTTCCATACCAAACTTCTCAAGAATTTTTTTCATCATTTCCATTTTCAGATTCTCAAAAGGTTGGGTAGAAAATATAGCGTAGAGGTTCATAATCTCCTCACGCTCTTTATCTTTGTCCACCATCAGAGTCGATCCTGCTTCTGGTACACAGTCATACTCACCAGCAATATCTTTAGGTAATACCCTGATAAACTCTTCACCTTTTTTACCAACAACCCTTATAACTTTCTCATCGGTAATAAACTGCTGATAAAGCGCAAGCACCATCTCCCCAACTTCTTTGATTGCCTCTTCTAACAGTTGGATTTTGTGCTTAAATCTAGCGTTGGCTGCTTCTTGCACCAAACCAATACCGGTTGCGGTCTTATTCACTCCAGTCTCTGCTCCTTTGGTGTAGTCATAGATTCCAAGAGCCTGCTGAATATCAGACTTAATAAGAGAGACATCTTTCTGAGCGTTACCAGTCAGATCCGGAGGAATAATCGGCTCAACCTTTTCATATTCATTGGATAGATGGATTACTCCATTGGGTCGATAGATAAGCTCACTCTCATCAACATTTTCACCGGTGATCTTCCACATATTCATCAAAACTTGAGTACGGTTATCTATGATCTGGTTTTGAACAGTATTTAAGGCGTGCTGGAGTTTAATCACTGGTTCAATCTCACCTTTACCATAGAACTCTTGAGGGACAATCGAGTCGTTAAGCGATATGAAAGGCTTTTTGCCGTGCCAAAAAGGATTCTCTTGTTCTCTAATAACAACCTCACCTGCTGCCATAACAGTCAGTCCATCTTTATCCCACATCTCCCATATCTCAATATTGTCGACTGTTTCGTCATACTCGCCAGAGTGTCCAAAAGCCAACTCTTTTCTCTCTGTTTCCTCTGGAGACTTCTCAATCTTAGATGATATGTATCTTTTAAGTCTCTTCAGGTTCTTGTAATATCCCGCCTGTTCTAGTTCATCAAAGCTCTTATAATAGCGGTGTATCACCCACTGGGCATCTTGAATATTCTGAGCTTCAGGATCGAGAAAGAAATCATACATATTGACCACTTCTAAACAAGGATCATCAAAATATGGGATTGTCTCTTTGTTGGTTATAAACTCACCATTTTCGTCTATTAGTGGTCGGCCATCCGGTCCGAGTTCGTAGGAAGTCACTTCTTTGTCAATAGTTTTCCAGTATATTTTGGCTACGCCAGTTCCATAGATAAGAGCGTTTTTAATCCAAGAAACAACTTTCTCGAAGGCTGCATCTTTATCCCACCAATACTTGAATAGCGCTGTATGTATTTCAGATGAGAAGTTGTCCATCTCCTCCCGTGGTTTGTATTCCACAATAGGTTTTTGAGCAACCATACGAGGAACAATTGTTTCGATGTTTGCCCAAGAATATGGGTTGTATATTTTAGAATTGGTAAATTGAGTCTTACCAGAACCTAAAAAGACCTCATCACAATCGCTGAAGGTCTTAAACTTCTCTTTAGTGTTTCTTATCCCTAGTGAAATTCTTGTTTTAAGCAGCTCGCCCTTCTTCATTTGACTCCTCTATTAGTTCTTCACTAGGTA